GACGCCTTGCGACGTCCCCCTCTATGTTAGCCTTGGACTACAAGTTTGACGAATGGTGTCATCCAGTATTTGCTGGACGGTGAGTAACCACCATGCATCAAAGCATGTAAGCAGACAGGCTTTTTACGAGAGTGTCCTAATTTAGCCGCCTTGTCCTGAGCCGCTTTGAGCGACTGGTCACCGTCAATACCAAATAGGTACATACCTTGAATCACTTGACGAACGCCTCCTGTCTTGCCACCATAACCAAATGGGACAGGCGTTACGCTTGACAAGTCAACATTGGCAAGCGGTACAATTTTGACGTTAGCCTCATTACCACCAGCATGCTCTTGGACAAATGCCCAAATATCCTCATAAGCGAGCTCACGGTCTTTGACAACGAGCTCAGCAGACTTAACGACAGTTTTGGCGGTTGATTTTTTAGCAATTTTAGACATAACAAGATCCTTTCTACGACCTTCAATAAGCACCATTGCTTATGATGTAAGAGTAGCACCTAAGACTTTTTTTGACAAGTCTTTTAAACTCTAAAATTGTCACCAAAATCCTCTATAATCTTCACGCGAATCCTCTTTTATCGTCCATAGACGATGATGAGAGAGGAGGATGAAAGATGATGATTTGGATTTTAGAGAATAAAAGAGGATCCTAGAGTCTCTCCTCCTTATCAAGGGGACGAGATGATGATAGAATATGATTGATGGCACCCGCCCAATCGTAAGGAATCCCCGAACTCCAGTCAGGGGACAACGGATCATCTTTCATCTTCTTTTCTGTCAACTCCACGGCTCGCGAACCATGAAATATATTTATAGTTCGGGAGGAAGGATGACCAACCAAGTTCCAGACGTTTCCAGAATATCTGCTATATCTTATCTGCCAAGCAATTTGGTGAGGACGTAATGCGATTTTATTTAACGAGTTTAACCTGTGGACTTTAAGCTCAAGCCAAAAAGCATGACCATCAAGTATGCCATGCAAATCAGGTACTCCAGGACTAGACCAAGACTCTAGGCGTGTCCAAAACACACCTAGCTCCTTAGTTCCCTCGCGTAGATTTTTCCACAGCGTGGACTCTGGCTTGCTCATTTACTACCTCCTTACCTTGAAGCCAACTATCTTATAACCGTCAACCCACTGGCTCCATCCTTCTGTCCAATCGGTCTTATCATACTTTTTCTCACGCTGCCATGTTGATCTATCAGCGTTAACTTTTCTCAGTACACGACGTAAATCCCAGACGAACTTTTTGCCCGTCTGGGTATCCTGTACTATGTAATCAAGCTGACTCATCTAGCCGATACAACTGCGCTTCATGAGCACACTTTGGACAAGGAGTCTTATCCTCTTGGTTGTACACTCGGGCATAGTTATTACCGAGCATCGGCATACCACACAAGGTAGTCGGCTCATTGGGGATTTGCCAATGCTGTTGTCCCAGCTTTTTTGTCCACTCAAGCAACATTGTGTGCCTCCATCATTTGTATGGCATCAACACGGTTATCGTAATCGCGCTTGGCCTCATCATAACTAGGGTGGATTCTTACATTACCCTGACTTCCGGGATCCTGACGCCATACGAGCCATGCTTCATTGACGCGAGAAAAGTCCAATATGGTTTGAGATTTACCATCATTGAACTCATAAGTTTCAGCTTTTAGTTTAATCATAGCGGCTCCTTTCTGTGAGTGTTGCTATAATTATAATGTAAAACAAGGGACAGTAAATGATAACTCTTTTACTGTCCCATTGTATCACCTTTCTTTGAGGTAAAAGTTGATAAGGTAGTTAACGACATTAGGGTAGGTGACCTCCATACCTGTCTGTTCCTCTAACACCTCACGGATAGCGTGCAAATTTTGGAGCGTCTCGCGTCCACCAATATGCACCATGCTAGGGACGTCCTTATATTGGGCTGACCCTTTAGGACGTCCTTGCTTTTTTGGTTTAGTAGTCACGCAAAAACCTTTTGAGTTCAAATAGGTGTGACTCCTCAGCAACAGTAGTTGCATAAGTGCAGTCAACCTTACAGTCATCATTGTTAGTATTAGTAATGGTGACGTGGGTCTCATGCTCAAAACCAACTATGCTAATTTGCCTCAAATCATCAAGGCAACATAACACCTTGTCATCACTGACCTCAAGGTGCGTTGGTTGTATTGCGTGATAGTCAACCCAGCCGTGCAATACGGCGTCGCTAGTTTGTTTAAAGTAGTTCATCGTAACGTGTCCTTTCTATGACTGTTGCTACAATTATATAGTGCCACAGGTGAGTTATAACGATAAGTCTTTAATTATCACCCTCATCATGATTAATTATCATATTGCCCTCAGTAACGACAGCCAAAGCGGGGAACTCCTCTTGTATCCTTTTTATTTCTCGCATTACTTCATCACGGTTCATCTGATCAATTTTACCATGGAGGATTTCTTTACGATCAATATAAATCCCAGCAGCTTGGCCTCGTGATTTTTCAGCAGCAACGGCAGCAGCAAAATTTCCTCCTGTCATCGCGGCATCACGGATCTCAGCAAGTTTTTTGACATGACCCTCAAAGCTAACCTCATACTTACGAGCCAACTCCTGCTTTAACTCACGGATCCTCTCGACTACATGAGGATACCTCTGTCCATTTAGTAATTGTGAGGCAATGGCATGGGCTGACTTCACAGAATATCCAGCACGGACAGCCGCCTCAGTTTGTGAAATATCCTCACAAACATAGAGTCGTGCAAATTCTTCTTGCTTTGGTGTGATAGATTTTTCTTTACGCGGATTTGCGACGATATCGAGAGTTGGCTTATGTGTCGCTTTTGCTAGAGCCATGAGAGTCTTCTCCTCCTACCTGATGGGACACTTTGCATAATAGGACCAAAATTGAATTTTGTTAAATTTAAATTTATCACAGATTAAGCCGCGCGGACGGAAATACTTTACTGAGATATTGGATCAATCTTCATAATTCATGTGCTAACCCATTGAAGATATGTGTATAGTGAGATATTGTATATTATCAAATCATAAAAAACAAATTTACTCCAATCCATATTTTACCCCTATATAGCAAAGTCACTTTTTTAGGGGGTAGCTACCCTACCACCCACTACCTTTGAGACAGTCGAGTGGGGTCTGAGCGGCGTCTTTTTTTGGGTCGTGAACCCTGTTTAATGGTAAAAAGACCCCCAACCATTGCTGATTGGGGGTTAGTCTAAGGGAGGAAACTCTTAATGAGTTGAGTAATCCTACCATAGATCTCAATAATAACTACACTTATTTGATGGCATGAGCGTACATTTTTTCAGCAGCCTCATCTTGGGTACGACGCCTTATTATCTCCCTCGCTTTAGCTACTCCGGCTGGAGTAATATACCACATTCCGGGTTTAGCGTGACCTATCCTTTTAAGCTCACCTTTTTGCTCAATATTACAGAGGGTTTTATAGATATCTATTAGGTCAAGATCCCTGAAATCGGCGACCGATAGAGTAGCATTCGTTTCGTAAAACCGCACGAGTATCTGTGCAGTCCCACTATTAGTAAATATCTTACCACGAGGTTTAACCCTCACCGCTTTAACAGTAGCGGGAGTGGTAGGCATCGCGGTTACATTAGGACTAGGGGGATTTACCATCCCCTGCTTAATCATCCAACGTACTTGCATACCGATACTGCGGCACTCAGCTTCTGCCACAGTTTTCAACAGGTTATAGGTATCAAGGTCAAGCGATATAGATTTATAGTTTTCTGGATCGGCCATTTTTCTTAGTCCTTTCTTCGGCTATGGCTACCTCTCTGGCGCGGGTAGCTATCATACTTTCTAAAACAGAGCGAGCTTCAGGGCTGCGGAAACAGACTGAAGCTAATGTATAGGCGAGTTGACCGCTTACGCGGTCATCCCCATAATTTGCATTTTCACCTCGTTCGAGACTGAACTGTCGTTTGTCGAGGTTTATAAAGTAGCTGACACTACTTCTGATATCACTGTAAGTAGCCATTAATCTACTTCAACTTCAGCATTAACCGTAAAGCGTAGATCACGCACACGGTCAGCGATATCACATTCACGCACCCACTCATCTGGGTCGTAATCATTAGTGCTAATGGTTGAGTCAAACAGCTCTTCAACTTTGCCTTCAACTTCAATCATACGCACATATATATCATCAACTGTTGTACCAGCCGTTGTCATATTTTCTTGGCCTATGCGTAGAGCTTTTACCTCTTTTTGCAAGCTGTAAATCGCATTCATAATATGCTGCATATCAGCACCAAGGTTCTCAAACCTAGAACGTACATCACTTATACGCTGATACTGTGCCTCTTGCTGTGCATA